TAATGCCGAGTTCGTAATGGTTCGAGCGACCTCAACATCTACCGCGAACACACTGCAACTTGGTGGGGGTAGCAGCTCATTTAATGCAGCCACCCAAATAGATTTTTACACCGCGGCAAATCAGACTACCGTTACCGGAACATTGAGAGTAACGATACTTTCGGATGGCGACGTGGGCATTGGTATTACTACACCAACCTCTCCGCTTCATGTTATCGGAACGCAGGGCAATGGCAATCAGCTAACGATAGCAACGGCAATCAGTGTAAATGCGGATAAAAGTTCTGGAATAGATGGTTTGCATTACAATGGATCGAATTTCACGCAACTTTTATATGCCGGATTTACTTCATCGGCAACAACGATTGGAATTGGTGGTGGTACAGGTTTATACTCAGCAACACAGATAAATTTATATACGTCGTCTACTAATACGACGGTTACGAGGTCGGCGAGACTAATAATAAATAGCTTGGGAGTGATTCGGACACAGGCGCAGTCACACGAACATTTACAAATTGGTTTTGATACGGACGGGGCATACAATCCATATGTTGGATGGTATCAAAACTCAACTCAAATATTTTTTTTACAAGTTTCAGCAACAAAAACATTATTGTTTGGAACCGTTGGTTATATACAAATCACTTCCCAAACTTCACATGTAATTATTGCAACAAACAGTATTGATCGACTGATAATAAATAGTTCGGGTCAGTTTGGATATGGGGGCAGTTCATTTGCAAGTGCGGTTGGATATATTATGTTTATCGGGAATATAACGACGATTGCATCATCAAATCCGATTGGCGGCGGACTTCTTTATTCAGCCGCTGGAGCATTGAAATGGAAAGGAAGTTCTGGAACAGTTACATCAATAGCAGCAGCATAGGGGTTTTGTAAATGACAATAGAAGTTTTAAAGAAAAACAAAGAATTACTTGAGACATTTTTTGCAATAAAAAGCCGGCGAGACGCGATCATCAACTTATCAAAAGAGATTGAGTTTTTTTCTAGCAAGATTAAGCTAATGGATGAATACGAGTCACTTATTGAAAAAGATGAAAGAGATGTTGTTGATATTTTAGAATTAAAACTTTCTGGAATTGACAGATTGATTCGAACAGATAAAGAGATTCTTGATGATGATAATAGGGTTATATCGAGTCCGATTACTTCTATTGAAGTATCGTAATTAGTTAGCGTTATTCATTGTGAGTGACGCACTAAAAAATGGGGGAATTATGGAACTTAAGTTACGAGATGTTGTATTAGTTAACATGGGTTTACTGGTATTAGCAAAGAAGGACTTATCAGCACGACTTTCTTTTAAAATTGCTATGAATCTTAAAAACATTGAACCCACGCTAGTTGTTTTTGAAGAAAAGAGAAATGGTTTTGTGAAGAAATTTGGTGTAGAAAAAGATGGTATATGTGAGGTATCAGAAGACAAAAAAGATGAGTTCTTTGTGCTAGTAAGTTCAATTCTTGATGAGTCGGTAGAAATTGCTATAAAGACAATGGATATATCAGAGTTTGATAATAATGATGTTACAGCTGAAACGTTGAGACAGATCATCATGATTCTTACGGATGAAAAGGAAAAGTGATCATTACACGATTAAACACTATCGATAATTATCATACTTTGATAAAAGGTTTGGCACTTATTGATAGTGAAGAAAAAGTAAAGATAGTGCGTCATTTAGCGCGCACTGATTTATTTTTTCTATTGTGGTTTATTTTGAGACGTTCAGATATTTCTAAAACTTTTTTATTTAATCGGTGTCGTGAGGTACAGCTAGACCCGAACGAGCGTTTGGATTTGTGGGCACGCGATCACTATAAGAGTACGATTATTACATTTGCGCTTTCGATTCAAGATATTTTATCAAGTCATGGTGACGAACCGGATCCAAAATGGAATGGTCGAGAGGTAACGATTGGAATTTTCAGTTGTACGAGGCCTTTGGCGAAAGGTTTTCTTAGGCAGATAAAGCGTGAGTTTGAACAGAATGAAATGCTAAGAAATTTATTTCCCGATATCATTTGGAGTAATCCGCAAAAGGAAGCATCGAAATGGTCTGAGGACGACGGTATCGTTTTAAAACGCAAAGGCAATCCAAAGGAATCAACGGTCGAAGCATGGGGTATCGTGGATGGTCAACCTACTGGGCGACATTTTGGCATTTGTGTCTATGATGATATTGTAACGATTGATTCCGTAAGATCACCACATATGATTGACAAAGTGACGAGTTCATGGGAGTTGTCACTTAATTTGGGCACAAAAGATGGTATCACGCGATATATTGGAACGCGTTATCACTTTAATGATACGTATAAAGTTATCATGGATCGGCAAGCGGCTAGACCTCGTGTGTACACAGCCACAGAAGATGGAACGATCGAAGGAAAGCCGGTAATGCTTACGCGTGCACAGCTTGACACGAAACGTAGGACCATGGGTCTTTATACTTTCTCAGCGCAGATGTTACAAAATCCGGTTGCTGATACGTCACAAGGGTTTAAGCAAGACTGGATCATGTATTATAGTGATTTTAATTATGAGATTATGAATAGATATATTATTGTTGATCCGGCTAATACCAAAAGTAAGAACAGTGATTACACGGCTATTTTTGTTATTGGTTTAGGTCAGGATGGTAATTATTACATTCTTGAAATGATTCGTGACCGACTTAACTTAACAGAACGTACTAAAATTTTATTTGACTTGCATCGCAAATGGAAACCAATTGCCGTAGGTTATGAGCAGTATGGTATGCAAGCTGATATTGCACATGTTAAAGAATCTATGGGCATGAAAAGCTATCATTTTCCATTGACAGAATTAGGTGGTCGACTTAGCAAGAATGATCGAATTAGACAATTGATTCCGATGTTTGAAGAAGGTCGAGTTTACTTTCCATTTTCATGCATGAAGACAGACTATGAAGGCATATTGCGTGATATGGTTCAAGACTTCATCCACCAGGAATTCTTATCATTTCCTGTGTCGCAGCATGATGATATGCTTGATTGTATGGCACGTATACTTGATCCAAAGTTAAATGTTATGTGGCCTAAAATAATTCCTATTTCTGATAAATATTCTCAAAGTTATTTACCGAAAAATTCTGGGTGGGCAAATTAATGGATAATTCAAAAAAAAATGGGTGTAAATTAAAGACTGATGAAGATATAATTGAATTCATTAAGAAAAGTATTAAAGACACAGCTATGTATCTTGATAACTGGAAGACAAAAACACGTAAGAATTATGATTTCTATTCGGGTGAGCAATGGGAAAAGACTGATATAGATTTGATGCAGCAAACTGAACGTCAAGCTATTGTTTTTAACCGTGTTGCAAGAACAATTAATGCGATTACTGGACTTGAGCAGGATAATCGTCAACAAATACGATTTCTTCCAAGAAATTTAGAAGATGCTAAGGTTATTGAGGTGTTAAATTCGGCATGTGACTGGGTTCGTGATTTAACGGATGCAGAAGATGAAGAAAGTGAGGCATTTCAAGATACATTAATTTCAGGTTATGGCTGGTGTGAGACGCATGTTGAATATGATGAAGACCCAGATGGTAGGATTGTTCAAACTCGCGTTGATCCACTTGAAATGGGTTGGGATAAGAATGCAAAACAACGTAACTTAGGTGACTCTCGTTTTATTTTTCATATTAAGCGTATGACATGGCAGGATGTTCAAGAGACATGGCCTAATATTGATCTTGATCCTGCATATATTTACAACCAGGGACCTGGCACACCAGTTGATCAGATTAAGTCATGGTATTACGCAAGTGATGATATAGAGATTGATCTAGATGATGAAAAAAAATACGAAGTAGCGAGATTTCAGTGGTGGGAAAAGATTTACATATACCGAGTTGAGGGACCTAAAGGAATTGAGACATTAAGTGAAACAAGTTTCAAATCATTGAAAAAAGGTTTTTTAGATAGTGGATCATCAATGGAGCAGATGGGAATACGTTTTGTTAAGCAGCACAAAAAAGTATATAGAGAAGTTTTCTATTCTTCTGGTAAAATTCTTAATAAGGAGGATAAAGATCAGGATGTTCCATATGCCGCACCGATTAATGATTTTAGTTTTAGGGCGGTTACCGGTTTACGTGATAGAAATAGAAACTTATGGTTTGGTGTAATGGATTTAATGCGTGATCCACAAATGTGGTATAACAAATGGTTATCTCAAACGTTACGTATTATGAATACAAATGCAAAAGGTGGTTTAATTGCAGAGCAAGGTGCATTTGTTGATCCGCGAGCAGTTGAAAATGATTATGCTAAACCAAATAACATTACCTATGTTAATCAAGGATATCTTGATAAGGTTCGTGATAAAACTGTACCACAATTTCCAAATACATTATCCGACTTAATCAGTGTGGCTAAGGATTCAATTACTGATACACCTGGTTTGTCATTAGAGACATTGGGTGTTGCAAACAGGAATCAACCTGCATCACTTGAAATGCAGAGACGTGAAAGCAGTGTAACTATTTTATCAACATTCTTCACTTCTTTGCGTCGTTATCGAAAAGAGCAAGGACGTGTATTATGTGAATTTATCACTAAATATATAAGTGATGGTCGAATGATACGAATCGTTGGAAATGATGGAGCCAGTTACATTCCACTTTATATTCAAGGTAAGGATGATTTGCTGCCGTATGATATTATTGTTGATGAAGCACCGAGTGCGCCGAACATGAAAGCTCGCACAATGGATGCGATCATGGGTCTACTGCCATTGGCCCTTCAGGCAAACATTCCTATTCCACCAGATATTTTAGATTACACGACATTGCCAGAAAATCTTATTGCAAAATGGAAAGAAGCGATTGCGGCACCTTCTCAGGTTGATCCAGCACAGCAACAGATGCAGCAACAAATGCAGCAACTTGAACTTATGATGAAACAGCTTCAAGTTCAGGGTCAGCAAATACAAAACACCGAACATTCATCTAAAGCCGAACTCAATAAAGCTCAAGCATACAATCAGTTTGCAACAGCCGATAATGAAGAAGCGTTAGCTAAGGAAAAAACTGGAGCGAATCTTTCGCAACAGACTCAGGAGGAGTTTAGAAAAAACCAAGCTTTTGTTGCTGAACAGCAGCGTCAAAATATAAAGTTAGCATCGGACTTGGTTCGTGATTCAATAAAAAATAGGAGCAAATAGGATGTCAGTTGAAGCAACAGAAAAAGAAATGCGTAATCAGCCGGGTGGTATCAGAGAAAATAACCAAGCGGCTTTAGCAAAGTTAACAAATGATAATCGTGGATTAATGAAGGCCATGGAACAATATGGTCTTGATGATGCGGGAAACACCTTATATGAAAGAATTAAAGCGGACTATCTAGAAACACATTCTTTTGTTACAAAAGTTTTATTTGTTGACCAACGTTCTGGGTATCCAACTTATTCTGACCCGATGGACTTTGATCGAAAGAGATTGATTGAGCTAATGCATAAGAATAAAGGTTACATTGGTATGGTTAGTGTATGGACATCGCAAATTGAAGCCAAACGAAAAGAGTTACGACAAGATCATATGAATGAAAAACTTGCCGTTCTTGAGAAGAAGCACTTAAATCGTCGCGTAATGACTAAAAAAGTAATTGAAGTTTCTGGGGATACAGTATGACAGAGATAGAGAATAGTCAGGCATCAACGGTTGAGGTTAATGGTGATAATGTAAATTCTTATCTAGACCAGATGAAATTGGATGAGAAAGTTGCACCACCGATTGCGGAGGAAACGGTCCAGTCGAGTGCGGATGTTGTTTCTGATCATACGGATGCAGATACATCAACGTCAGTGGATACGTTAAAACCGGTCAGCAATAAACCAACGGATCACGAGTTGGCGCAAAATTATAAATCCGCAATGATGGAGACGCGGGGGAAAAATAAAGAACTTAACCAGCGATTAGCAAAAACAGAAAATGAAAATCGTGTATATCGTCAGCGCATGGAGGAACTTCAGGAGAAGGCATCCGTCGGTGGTGACATTGATCTTAAAGCTGAAATTGAAAACTTAAAAGCCCAAAATCAGTCATCTAGAGCACAGGCTGAGTACAATAATGAGTTTAAAAACTTTGTGGGCGAGTATCAAACACAGGCTGATAATTTTAAGCGTACATCTCCTGATTTTACAGATGCGTATGACTTTTTGATCTCGAGTAGGCAAAGGGAATTTGAGGCGATGGGTTATAATCTTCAGCAATCCAATGAGATGCTACACAACGAAGAACTGGCTATTGTATCGAAGGCATTTCAAGATGGTGAGGATGCGGCAGAACGTATATATCGGGTAGCGAAAGCGCGTGGTTATGTGGCTCATGTAGCGCCTACAGTCGATCGTATTGGCATGTATCAGAATGGGGTGCGTGCAAACAAAGTATTGTCTAGCGGTACCGAAGTAGAGTCTGAACCCAGTTATGAGCGTTTGGCACGTTTGGTGGACGAGGGTGATATGACAGCATTCAATGCTGAATTTGATCGAATGGCGGGCGGTACGCGTCGTCCATTCTAGTTGTATCAAATTGACACATATCTATTGGCATTGTACAATAGGTATGTGATCGGTTTGTTCGCGTTATGAACACCCAAACAGTGTGTGGGTCATCTCATTGTGCCTAATCGTCCGCTGGCGTTAAAGCAAAAGTGTATATCTGTTTTTAGATATATTTTTTTATTTAACGTAAGGAACGATTATGGCAGTAACTCAGTATGGCGTTAATAATGCGTTAGCGGTAAAAACATGGGCCGCTAAATTACTTCAAGAAGCATTAAGCGCTACGTATGTATCTCAATTCATGGGAACAACTTCAGATTCTTTAGTTCAAGTCCGAAACGAGCTTTCAAAAGGTCCCGGCGATCAAATCACGATTGGCTTGCGTATGCAGTTAGCGTCAGACGGTATTTTGGGTGATGGTATCTTGGAAGGTAATGAAGAATCATTAATTACCTACAGTGATGCATTATTGATCAATCAGCTTCGTAATGCGGTGCGTTCAGCCGGTAAAATGTCTCAACAACGTGTGCCGTTTGATGTTCGTTCAGAAGCGATGATGGGCTTGAAAGACTGGTGGACGGGTCGTATTGATTACGCTTTCTTCAATCAGATTTCCGGTAACACGGGTCAGAGTGATCTTCGATATACAGGTGGCAATGCAACGATTGCACCATCTTCTGGTAACTATGTTTATCCGACGGGTACCACTTCTGAAGCGACTGTTGCGTCAGCGAGTGCTAGTGCCGTCATGTCATTGCAATTGATTGACTATGCTGTTGAAAAAGCAAAAACCTTAGTACCTTTGATTCGTCCCGTTGATGTGAAGGGCGATAAAATGTTTGTGTTATTCCTGCATCCGCACCAAGTTACGGATTTAAGAATTAGCACATCAACAGGCCAATGGTTAGATATTCAGAAAGCTGTATTGACTGGCGGTAAGATTGGCGATAACCCAATTTTTACAGGTGCTTTAGGTGTGTATAACAACGTGGTATTGCATGAATCAATTCGTGTACCGCTCGCACCTGGATTTACTAACGTACGTCGAGCTATTTTCTGTGGTGCGCAAGCCGCAATCATGGGGTTTGGTCAGGATGGTACGCAAAACAAGATGACGTGGAACGAAGAATTATTCGATTACGGCAATCAACTTGGTGTAGCGGCTGGCTTAATCTTTGGTCTTAAAAAGGCCGTGTTTAACAGTGCAGACTTTAGTACTTTGATTCTTCCAACTTACGCAATTGCGCATACATAGGAGCTAGATAAATGGCTACACTAACAGCAACAGCAGCAGCGGCTGGCGTCCCTGACCGCGCCGTCGCAGCAGGTACTAATACAGCATTCGTGCGTTATAATTCTGGTACAACAGCATTTTCTGTGTCGGCAACCGTGGTACTTCTTTTGAAGGTTCCAAATCATTGCACGATTACAAATATTGTAGCAGATCATACAGCAGGATCTGCTACGGTACCGGCAGACTATGGCATTAGTATTGGAACGCTCAGCACATTTGCAACAACCGTTGCTAAAGGTGCAATTGTTCTGAAGACACAGGTATTACCTTACAAGGTAAGTGTGACTTCGGATACGGCACCAATTTATATGACAGTGACACCTACTGTTAGTTCGACTACGGCAAGTTTTATGTGCAATATGAGTGTGTACTACAATATGAACTAAGAAAAAAGCCCAGAGAAATTTGGGTTTTCTGCAAAAAGGGGAACATATGCAGCACATGAAAGCCAGCGAGCTTTATCGACTCGCATTTGAAGATTTGCACAATGGTAGAATAGAAGAAGGTGGTAGAAAGTTTCGCACATTACTAACATTAGACTCAGAATCATATGAGTTTATGTACGGTATGGCATGCTATCTTGGAAAGATAAAAGATTTTGGCACAGCATTAGTGCTTTTAAAAAGAGCTGTTGCGTTAAAGAAAGATTTCGCTCCTGCAATCAATAATATTGGCTATATTTTATACAATCAGCAAAAGTTTGACGAATCTCGTACGTTCTTTTATTCCGCCATAAAGATTGATCCAAAATCAGCAGAAGCCTATATTAATCTTGCGGCGTCCTATGTTGCGTGGGGTGAGCCTGATAAGGGCATAAAGTATGCGACAAAAGCATTGGAATTAAAACCGGACGATAAACAAGCGTTAAATAATCTTTCATTATGTCATTTGGAAAAAGGTGAATATGACACGGGATTTACATTATATGATGCTAGATCAATTGTAGAAGGGAATGAGGAGCGCAATTACTCAAATGATGGGACTCCACAATGGGACGGCGTATCACCGGGAACTGTTGTGGTATATGGTGAGCAGGGTCTTGGTGACGAGATTATGTTTGGATCATGCATTCCGGATATATTAAGAAACAACAATATTAATTTTGTTTTGGATTGTCATCCTAGGTTACTTAATATTTGGCGACACAGTTTTCCAGGAGAATTGATTTTTGGAACTCGAAAAGAAAACATATTGTGTTGGACTGCAAGAGTAAAGCCAGGATTTAAGGTAGCGTTACCAACATTATGTAAATTATTCAGAAAGTCTGAATCTGATTTTCCTAAACTTCCATATTTAAAACCATACGATCATCTTGCAGATGTTTATAATAAAAAAATATCAAGTAAGAAATTAAAAGTTGGTATTGCTTGGAAAGGTGGAACACCAAAAACAAACTTATTTTTTCGACACACTAATCTAGAGCAGTGGCTTCCAATATTAAAACAAGATTGTGATTTTTATTCTTTCCAGTACTTTAATGATGCTGAAAAAGATATTGATGAATTTAAAGAGCAACATCCAGAGATAGTTATCCATCACTGGCGTGATGAGATTGATGATTATGAAAAGACTGTAGCATTGGCATCAAATATGGATGTTATTATTTCTGTTCCGCAAAGTATTGTTCACGTTGGGGGCGCATTAGGGGTTAAAACGTGGCAGTTATGTCCATTTAGAGCGATGTGGCAGATGGGGCCGTATGGTAAGGACCTTCCATGGTATTCAGACACTAAATCATTTTGGCAAGATAAGTCATGCAATTGGTCGCCAGTTTTTGAAAAAGCGGGAGAAGAACTATGCAACTTATTAGCGATTCATTCAGAAAAATAAATGCCCAACTACATCGTGATGTAAAAGAGTACGGCAAAGAATCAATAAAATGGGTTAATCATTTTTGGGGTATGGCGGAAGCCATGGAACCTGAAACTATTTTAGACTATGGATGTGGAAAAGGTTGTCTTGCATTAAATGTGCCTTTTTTTGTAACAAGTTATGATCCATGCGTAAAACAATATGCATCACTTCCGCAACCATGTGATTTAGTTTTCTGTGTTAATGTTTTAGAATGTGTTGAGCCAGAATATTTAGATGAGGTAATTAGTCACATATATTATCTTACTAAAAAATCCGTAGTATTTGTTATAAATACCGCATTGAGTGAAGCAAAATTTCTAGATGGAAGAAACTTTCACTTAAACATTAAAAGTGATCAAGAGTGGCGAGATAGAATTGAGAAAAAATTCACTATATTAAATCATGGTGGTAAGGATGATGAGATATTAATTATTTGTGAACCACCTGGAATCAAAAGAACTGAATTGATGTCATCAATTGCAATCAGTCCATCCGTGTCATTAAATGAAATACCTATAGGCAGCTCATGTTAAAAATCTTTATTGGTTACGATCATCGACAAGCCATTACGTATCAAGTTTTACATTATTCTATTTTAAAGTACGCAAGTGTGCCGGTAAGTATTACGCCATTAGTATTGAGTACACTGCCGATAACCCGAGTTGGGTTGACTCCTTTTACGTATAGTCGCTTTTTAGTTCCCTATTTATGCGACTATCAGGGGTCAGCCCTCTTTTTAGATGCTGATATGCTATTAACAGATGATATAGCCAAATTATTTAACCTTATTGACATGGATTGTGATGTAAGTGTGGTTCAGAACGTTAAAACCTTCGAATGGGCGTCATTAATGATGTTTAACAACGAAAAATGCCTGGAATTTACCCCAGAATTCGTTGAAAAAGCCGATCGTTTGCATATGATAGAATGGGCTAAAAAGCTAGGAAGCATCCCGTCAGAATGGAATTTTCTCGCTGGTTATGACAAACCAACGGAAAATACCCCTAAATTGATCCATTACACCCAAGGTGTGCCATGCTTCCCTGAAACGGACAAAGTAGATTATAATGAACTCTGGCTTTCTATGCATAGGGAGATGAACAGTGCGCGACCATGGGTTGAGCTCATGGGTGGTAGTGTTCATGCCGTTAACGTTAACGGACGTATAGTACCCAAGTATTTGATCGATTTTGAAAGTGTTCCACCGCGACCATTTGAGAAATTCGATAAGAAAATGCAGGAGTTACTATGTCCAGTTTCGGTGAAATGACGGTAAATATTGCGGATGACCTTAATCGCAATGATCTTGATTCTCAAATTGGTAAGGCAATTAATCGTGCCATTTCATATTATGGATTCGATCGTTTTTGGTTTAATGAAAAAATTACGACATTTGCCACCGTTAGAAGCCAAGAATCCTATGGTGCGGCGGATGGTTTTCCAGCCGATATTTTAAGACTTGATACCGTTAATCTAACGCGTAACACGACGAGTAAATATCTGATGGTGCCAAAAACCTATCCATGGATTGTTTTAGTTAATCCAACCATCTCGTTGGGACCACCGACATGCTACGCTATATATGAAGAACAAATCTTTATGTACCCTAATCCCGATCAGTCTTATACTGTTACATTATCGTATGTTGAAAGTTACACGGAATTGTCTGATTCGAATGATACGAATAACTTTTTAAGCAATGCTGAAGACCTTATTGAATCACGTGCCGAGTGGTGGCTTTATTCGCGTGTTATTCGTGATGCTGATGCGGCTAGTAACTGTAAAAATGCTGAATTAGAGGCATTAACGGCCTTACGCAGAAAGACGGCGAATTACATTGGCAGTGGAAATATGATGTGGCAGGAGTAGGTATGTTTATCCCACTGGCTAAATTTGCTCCTGATCTTGCCGTGTACAATAGTGATTCATTAAAGCAAGCCATTAACACGATTCCATCCGAAAACAGTTATAAACCTTTTCCGAATTCGGTTGTGGGATCAGCTGCGCTTGATGCTCGAGCACGTGGCGGCACATACGTTAAGGATGATGAAGGGAACTCATATAATTATGCAGGAACGGCAAGCAAGTTATATCGAATCGAAACCAGTCAGGCGGTTACAAATATTTCAAAAGCCGGTGGTTATGTAACGGGTGATGAGGAGTCATGGAATTTTATTCAATGGAATCAGGATTTATTTGCAACAAATTTTTCTGATGTGATTCAAACATTGGCTGTTCCTTCCGCATCAATTTTCTCGACATTATCACCCAGCGCACCAAAAGCACGATATATTGCACGTGTTCGTGATTTTCTGGTAGCATTCAACACTCAGGACGCCGTAGATGGCGTTCGGACAACACGGGTCTGGAATAGTGCGCTAAATGATCCGACGTCATGGTCTGCCTCTGTGATAACCCAGGCTAACTTTGTTGATCTGGACCTCTCGGATGGGCCGGGCAACGGGATTGTCGGCGGTGAATATGGTGTACTGTTTCAGGAACGTGCTATTACACGAATGAGCTATATTGGCTCACCAGAAATATTTCGTTATGACAAGGTAGAGAGTAATCGCGGAACGCGTTATCCAAACTCTATTGTCCCTGTAGGATCACTTATTTTTTACCTAGGCCTTGATGGCTTCTATGTTTTTGATGGCCAGAATTCAGTAGGGATTGGTGATGGTCAGGTAAATACCACTGTAATAAATGATATTAATCATTCTGTACCAAAACGTGTTGTGGGTCGTGCTGACCCCACTCAAAAATTAGTTTACTGGTGTTATCAATCTGTAGCGGCAACCACGTCGGATGGTGTCCCTGACAAGATTGTTATTTATAACTTTGAAGACGGTACTGATAAGAAATGGTCAATTGGAAACATTCATATTCAGACGTTGGTACAAAGTGCATCACCTGGTTACACGCTGGATGGTTTAGACGCGGTAAATACCAACTTAGATGAACTAGAACCATCCCTGGATTCTCCGTTTTGGCAGGGTGGAAGTCTTTATATATCCGGCTATGACGTTGGCAACAAACTAATAACATTCTCAAATAAAGACGAAAATTTAACGGCTATTTTTGAAACACAGGAATTTGAATTCTTTCCTTCTCGCTTAACGTTTTTAAAACGTATTCGAATTATGTGCGATGCAAAAACGGGTGTCTATGTCCGTGTGGGCATGCGCAGTAATTTATCTGAAGCCGTTCGTTGGACGGGCCTTCAATCTCCGATTCCAAATGTAGCTGATGGAACGCTAGGCGATGTGACATTACGTGCTAATGCGCGATATCTTCGTTTTGAATTAGTTATTACTGGAAAATATAATGATGTTCAGGGCATTGAGATTCTGGAAATGGAAGATTCGGGGGCACGATGAGTTTTGATGGTATAAAAAAATATATCGAGGGTGATAAGAGTTGGTTCGCTGACCTTCAGACTACAGTAAATAGAATGCTAAAAGGAAAGTTAGCAAATGTATATACAACAAACTTAAATATGGCGCCCGCCTCTGTATCAACCGTTGTCAAACTATCTTATGGCGATATTGGTGTTGATACACATGTTACGTTGCAACCTACAAATGCGGCGGCCGCTTCGGCTATGGCCTCTGGAACATTATATGTTAGCGCTCAAGATCCAACGGCCAGTACAATTACAATCACTCATGCGAACAATATATCTGATACGAGAAGTTTTAAATTCACGCTAACGGGGTGATATGTTCAGTGGAATTGATAAAGAGTTAGTACCCATATTCTGGTCAGAAGTGAGTCGGATGTTGGGAAAGGTTCTAAAAAGAGACCCTGGACGTGATGATTTGGATAATATTTACGACTCTTTGCTGGGTGGTGTGATACAGCTTTGGTGCGGATTTGAAGGTGATACGATCGAAATAGTCGTTCTAACCAAAATTGTCTATTGTGCTAAAAAGAAAATACTTCGAGTTCTAATGTTATCTGGTTCAAAACTCTACAAATACATTGAAAATCTTGATATCATCATGGAGTGGGGAACTAAAAATGAATGCGCGAGCATTGAATTTACAGGGCGCAAAGGATTCCGAAAGATTCTGCGTCATTTGAATTTTAAAGAAACGCTTATATTTTATGAGGCCCCCTTATGAGTACAAAAGAGACATATGGTGATGTAGGATTTGGCGGCCAATCTGCCTCTCCTTATCAGAATCAAGCCCTTCAAGCCCTTATTCAGAACATGCAGAATCAGCAATCTTTCAGTGGTGCATATGGTCAAGGTGCTGGAATGCTTCAGCAACGTGCCTTAGCGGGATCTCCTGAATTAAAGGCAGCTGAAGCGAATGCAGATCAAACGCTAGCTGGAAATTACATGTCGGGTGGTGCAGGATTTAATGCTAGCCTTAATGCCGCTGTCGACAATGCCAAGCGCACCACATTACCGATGTTGCAGTCACGATTTGCATCATCTGGTCAACCCATGTCGGCTTTAGCGCAACAAACAGCTACCAACTCGCTCGGTCAAACGATAGGCGATACCTACGCTCAGAATTACGATAGCGAGCGTCAACGTCAAATGCAGGCAGCTGGAATGGCACCGACATTTGCGCAGGCGGATTATGGCGATGCCAATCAACTTATGCAGCTAGGTGAAGGTGGAGCAAATTCGGCGAATGGGGTATTAAATGCCATTAATCAGGGGAAGGTTGCCCCGACATACAGTAATAAATGGATGGGGATTTTGGGTGGTATTTTAGGTGGTGCAAATGAAGGTATGTCGCTTTACAAGGGTTTCTCGAATGGTGGCAACAGTTCTGATGGTGGTGGCGGTAGTGGCGGCCAAAGTTATGGTGGAAACTCGGGTTTTGATTCTCAGTACAACCAAGATGGTGGGTCAGCAGGTTTACTCCAATTGATACGAAGCAACCCGCAATTAATGGCGCTTTTATCTGGAGGTTAGTTATGTTAGATGGAATACTAAATTTATTAGCATCGCCACAATTAAGAGGCTTGGGAATGGGGCTTTTGAATTCTTCCGGACCTTCTCAAGCTCCTGTTGGGTGGGGTCCGGCTATTGCAAGTGGTATGCAAATCGGCGACACCTTAGCGGACGCGCAGAAAAAACAAACACTAGCTGATGCACTATTAGCGCAAAAACAACAGCAAATGTTAATAAATGCGCCGTATGTTAAAGCACGAACAGATATTGATAATCGGCGATTAAACGACCCCACATTTGGTGTGGGTGGCAATGTAGCGCAACAAAAGGCCATTGATTATTATGCGCAGCAGTATGGAGAAAATGATCCTAGGACGATTGCCCTTAGAACGGCAATGACGATAGCTCAGCGTCAAACGGATGCTAAGACGAAATTTTTATTGCAAAACCTGCTCTTGAAGAATCACACAAAGAGTGCGAAAGCCGCTATAGAGTCGCAAGCCGGTTCTGATATTGACACCACTACGGATGCGCAGGATTATTCTCAATCGAATTTACCATCCAGCTATCCTATTGCACCGGCATCCCCTGTAGCATCGGGTGCACTTGATCAGAATACCGGTATGCTTGCTAATCAAAATGCAACGGCAGCGCAGCCAGTGGCGGCAATGTTAGACAACTCAGCCGCGCCTGTTGATCCTGCGACCGACCAAGCCTCTGCAGCGCCTGTTCAGCCTGCAGCGCCTGTTCAGCCTGCTATCCCATCTCAAGTGACATTGGATCAGCAGCCGATAAGGGATGCGGCGACCGCCGAGCAGATGACGGTCATGCAGCAAAAGCAACTCAGCCGTGGTACGTCGGCAAAATCCATGTTGGATGCTGTAAATGAGAATATTGGTGCGATACAGGACTACTCGACGTATCTTGGGAAAGGGCATCAAGTATTTGACAAGCTAAAGTCAGGTATTGGTATCGATGAGCCACAATATACAAAATATATTGAATCGGTGAATGCAGTACATATGTTAGCGAAAGAGTTGCAGGGGCAGTTTACAGGTCAAGCAACGGATTCGGAATCATCTGCTATGCGTGAACTTGCCGATCCGTCATTTTTGGGTAAAAATCCAAAACAAGTTTTAGCTATGCTTGATAATACTCGCGATCTTATGGGTCGTGAAATGAAGGTTCTGTCTATGACAGAAGCGCAGCAACTTGCGGCCGTCCGGAATAATTCACCCTCTGTTTCAAGTTCTACGGTTACCCCATCAATGATCCTTAATAATGTTATTTACTCATCGGACATGATTAATAAGCGCGCTAAAGATACAGGCGATAGTGTAGCGAGCATTGTGGCGGCCATTGCGGCAAAAGGTGGAACGGTACATGGCTAAACAAATATCTGCGCCTAATTGGGAGGACGTATTTCCAAGCAAACCATCTTCTGCGGACGGTTGGGGTCATATTTATCCATCCGGGGTGTCGAGTGCTGATGATTCGGCGGGAGATGGTTTTACTGTTCCGGGTATTCATTTTCCAGCACCTGATATCCAAGCGGGTCAAAATTTTTTAAAAGGTGCGGCAAATACGGCGATTCCCTTGTGGAGTCAGCTACTGAATCAACTGCCACGTGGACCGATGGGAATGGGTGTTCCAGGTGTTGTAGGCAGTCCGGCAATAGCGCAAAAACTGAATCTTAACCTTCCAACTAAGTTGCCATTTCCCGAAGCTCAGGGACAGCCGGGAGCCACGGCCGGCAATATTTTGGGTGGTTTTGCAATGCCGATGCCAGGTATAGGCGAGGCCGCTCCTTTTGCTGAACAGATTCCTGGATTACTCACTAAACTTGGACTTCATAGAAGCGCTGTTCCACTTGTTTCATCAATATTATCCAAGCACATACCCAGAGCCGCCATAGGGGCTGCACAAGGAATGCTTGCTTCTCCTGATGATCAATCTACGGGTGCGCAAGTGGGAGCAAGCTTGGGACTTCTGGTACCTGGTGTTGCACGTGTGATAAAACCCCTCTTATCATCAACGCCGGTTAGAAATGTTATGGGTAGTGTAGCGCGTGGCCTAACCAGGGTATTTCCCGGCATCGGTTCTGGTACCGAGGGTCAGGTAACGGCTACGGATTTCCTCAAGAACATGGGGAATCAGCCAGCCGGAATGAAAATACCATTGGGCAATATTGCCGCTTCTCCGGGACTCACTAAGATACAAACACTTTTAGGCATGATACCTCTGTCGGGTGCGGCTAAGCCCATCGAAGAGATAGGACAACACGTTAATATGCTACTCAATCAACTTGAGAACCCTGCTAATGTGACCAATGTAGATTTGCAGAATGCCAATTTGACGGCACTTAAGGATTTTGGCCAGCGGTATGCGGCACAAAAGAATGAGGTAACAAGAAAATACGATCTTGTTGGTAAGCGTGCCGCCACGCTGCGTGCTAAACTTGATCCGAGTACTATTGTTGATACGATTGATAAGCAGATCGAGGAGATAAAAAATAGCGCGCCAGTGGGTTCAGCACGTGCCAATGCGATCGCTACACTTCTAGAAAAATCAAAAGAGTTAAGAAATCTTCCGC